GCTTCATAACGCTCCATGATCTGCGCATTTTGATCCTCTTCAAACATTTCTCGCTTTTCCGCGGGTAAGTGTGTGGGTAAACGGTAATCAGCCGGTTTGAAATCATACGGTTGCCACTCCTCTTCATCGAACTCCTCGGTCTCGTCAATATGCAGCCAAAAATCAGGTCGATCCTGGTAAGCCTCTTCGTCATAGCGCAAGCGTGCACCTGATCTTTGATTGTCATCAGGGTCAATGAAGTGTTCCAACAAATCTTCGGGGTAAAAATGCTTGACAAAGTCCCAATTTTGTAACTTAGCGGGTGGACCACTAAGAACCATGGCCATGCTAGGCGGCATAGGTTGCGTGACAGAAAAGATATTGACCATATGTTTTTGACTCCACTCGACTGGTTTCCCGGGCTCGTAACGCTCTCGATAGTACCGCAATTCACGGAACACTGCATTCGCTTCTTCGTACGCTTCACTCCGTCCATTGTTTCTCCATTTGTAAACGAACAGGATATGCTGAGACCTTGTCATAGCAGTGTATATCAAGCGATGGTCTGCCATCCTCAAAACTGCTTCGTCAACCTCAATGATAGCAAAAGGGAACTCCAACCCAACGGACCCAGCATAGGTATTATTGTCTCCTCCACGTAATTGATCGGCCCATACTGTGCCTACATGTGCAGCGTAGAATTCTCCCCTTTCTTCCCAAAGTCGGATGATGACATCAGGCGCTACATTTGGGAAGTACTGGAAAATATCTTCAGCGGTGATCGGCATGACATTAGAAAAGTGCATCGAAGTCCATTTGCGTGAAAAGGTAGGTATGCCAAAGAAGTTCGCGGCAGCAGTGGGTCGCCACGTACCTACGAGATAGTACTTGCAATATTTCATGTAGTACTCGAGCTCGCCGAGCAAATCGGTCCGATTCAACAAACAATCGGAGTTAGGTTCATGCCATGTACTTTGCCAAGGGTCTCCCAGGAAAATGTGGAAACGACAATCGGGGTTCAGAATGTGAAACAGAGCCATATAACCCTTAGGGAATCGATTTTCATCGGTAACTATCAGGTTAGCTCCTGCATACTTGGCCAACGCTTTCTCAAAAGTCGTGACCATCATGCCAGGCATTTTACGCCCGTTGACCACACGCAAGGCATCCAAACCATCTCGCCACATCTGTGCTAACGCGTTCGTTGGTTCAATAACAGTGAAGTCCCCAAGTACTCTGAAAGGTTTCAGCTCCCTTTTCAATCTCGACGATTTCCTACATCCGGGTTGTCCTGCAATAACTGCCATGAACTTCTTCATGGTTGCGGGAGAATCCGTGGATGCAGACCATTCTTTTAGTTGATCCATATTGATTGGCTGAGACAATAGTCCAGTGGTTCCTGCTTCCAACGCACGTGCGTACTCAGCAGCTCGTTCTCTTTCGGGTTGCCATTCTACCCAATGCAACGCGGGCCATTTACCCAGATTTTGAATCAAACGCTGCTGACTGGCTGTTCCCAGTCGTGGC